TTCCGTTATATTTAGTATAAGTAATGAGTTCACTAATGAGTGCATCACTTAAAGTAGAAGCAGCAGGGAATGTGATTTCAACTGGCGTCAACGACATCGACGACTTCGACGTTTCGTTTTTTGAAATAGCTTCTGACATGGGTGAGTAATTCTTGTAATGTTGTGAATTGCATTTGAAGACCTCCGGGGATAGCTCCGATGTCGTAGTGGAGCTTCCACATCCCAGAGTGATCGATGTATGTGGCATGAAGTTTATTCTCTCCAGTAAATAGACGGTTGTCTACCATGCCAGATGAGTTAAGAGTACTTTTACCATTATTCATCGGGCGGATGTGAATAATACGATGCTCGGAATGCATCTTCTTCTTACGCCGGTCTTCTATATCGTAATTGAATAGCATTATCTAGACTTCCATGCATTGATGCCAATGTTGCCGAGAAGGAAGATCAGAACTGCATATGGAAGGTAAGCAACACTGTCAGGGTACTTCTCTACTATGAAGACTAGGTTGGGGTAATGTCTGACGACAATGGTATCCCAACCTATAATCATAGACCAAACAACAACGGGGAAACAAACCATGTCACGCATTACGCGGACACCGATATCGTCCCTGAATGTACTCAGAGTTTGGATAGAAGCATTCGAATCTGTCTTATACTTCTCTAGCTCTGTATCCTTAGTCTTTGTAAAGATCGTTGTAAGACCTTGGATAATAGGACCTAGGAGAGGAATCCAACTAAGCATTCATATTCCGCCTACGGAGAACTTCCGTGACAAGTCCGTTAACGACAAGACCGATACCGAGCCATGCAGTCTGACGGGGAGTAGTGAAATCCCAAGTCTGGATTTGAGACCAATCAATGGTACCGAGTACTGCGAGAACAAATCCGATGATCGTCTGAAGACGTGCATAAAACACAGTCTCAGACCGTTTGAAGAAGTCCTTAGTGGACTCCCAGAAATTACTTAGCTTTTCCATTAACCTTCAACCTATTCTTTCTGTCATTATAAATTGCAATACCGAGATCGATTGCGATGCCTACACCTACAACGCCAAGTACAATAGCTACCCAGTGATCGGTGAAGTAATTCCACCAATGGCTAGAAGTAGCAGAAGCGATTACAGCACCGCCTGCGCCAGCAGTAGTTCCAATGCCTACAGGAGTTTTGAACACTCCCATGAACTTCAGTATGCCTGCACAGCCGAGTTGCTTATCAATGGCGTTAGGATTATAAACTTTATCTTTCTCATACTTACCTTTTACATACTGATCTGTACCAGCCCAAAGATAAGGAGAAGTCTTACCTCTGTTGAAGTACCCCATGCCGTTGTACTCTTCGAGCTTAGTCAGAGCACCGCCGATACTCCAGTCGGTATTTTTAGCTGCATACGGAGGGGCATTAACGAGAGCATCGATAGCTCCTTCGCTCCAGTCACTAAATGGTCCACGTCCTTTAGGAACGATAGTCGTTACTTTATTCAACGGCTGACCGTTACCAAGGTAGGTATCCCAACGGGGATTGTCGTGCTCATCGAAGCCAGCTTCACGATAATGAGCTACAGCGATAAACCACCAAGGAATAGTGTAGCCTTTCTTCTTAAGCTGGTCAGAGACGTACTGGTACTGAGCACGGTTCTCCGGCTTCATAAGTACATCAGCTACTCTCTTAAAAGCAGGACCTTTGGAAGCAGGAATGTGTGCATTCTTCCAACGAGTTTCATTAAGTTCTTTAAGTTCTTGATTCATTTTATTTCCTTTAGGTAGCTTTGCTACCGTCCTTAAGGGGCTGCGTTACCAGTCTGGAAGCTCGACCATCCGATGATGTCGAAGAATTTACCAGCTAGAGAAGATACACGAAATTGTAATGCTTCTCCATGTCCACGGACTTTAAGTCTACGTGAGTCATTAGAGTAGTTTAAGTTGTCATGGGTGATTAGTTGATTAGTAGACCATCTGCCTGTACTGGAACCTGTGTTAGCAAAGTCCCAAATACCTTGGAATCTATATTGAACAGGTTTATCAAGTCTGGAGTAAACTCTGATCCAGTTATTCTGAAACTTACGAATACCTTGGCCCTGAAGCTTAAATCCTGAGATAAAGTAGCTGTCGTAACTGACACCTAGACCATCGTACTTAAACCAGTCTACGTATTCTTCGTTATCTCTGTCAGCGAAGGTAAAGTTCCAGCTACCAGAACCATCTGGGTAAGTAACTAAATACTTATCGAACTGCTGATCTTGTGAACCTGATTCTGTGAAAGCGATGACTTGATTACCACCGCTGTCAACTACAGGATTACCTGAACTGTCTACGACATTAACGATAGAAATAGGTCTGGTAATCAGTTCCGAAGAAATGATTCCACAAACTTTAATAGGACTATCTGATATGGTCCAAGGATAGAATGCAGCAGTACGTGCGTTATGATTTAGCACTCTGTCATATTCATACAGATCGTTGATCTGAGATGTGCTTGTGCTACGATAAACCCAACGAATCAGACCAGTTGTTTTATGGTAGAATCCTCTGGCATACCGTTTAGAAGTAACAGGGATGTCATCGTAGAAAGTTTTAATAGTCCCATAAGTTAGAGACTTAATAGAAGGTATCGTAGTATTATTACCACTCATTGCGTAAATGCCTTCTTCATTCCACCACATCGGGTAACCATCTACGTTAACAAACGACGTAGGTGAAATAGTAGAGATATCCGCAATCTTCTGAACAGTGTAGTCAGTAGCTGTGAAACCTAACCCTGTACTTCCAGTGATAAACCATACACCATTGGCAGCAAAGAGACACAGACCACCGGGAACAGTATGCATCTTATGGATAGTTCCTGCCTCAGGAATGGAGATAACCCCACCATCAGTTGGAAGAAGGTCAAACAAATCTTCTGAAGTAGGATCGTTCACTTGGTAACAAGACCCGTACTGATCAACACGCTCAAGGATTTGTGTGAAGTACACATTACTGTTAAATCCCACGTAGTTAATACCTGCGTAGAATACACGCCCTGCGAAGAACGCACAAATACCGGGGCGTTGGAAGCTGGTAGTTGTAGAAGCGACTCCTGTCAATCCACTGGCAGTGTTTCTATCTTGGTCTGAAAGACTTAGGATGTAATGTCCATTAGGAGCAGGAGTATTACCCGAAGTTATTCTAGCAATAGAAGAATCACTGGCATCAAAATTATCTGAAGAATCTTTGAACCTCCACATAACGTCAGCATTGCTAGGCATCGTAGTTTGAGCTGTATCCCAAGCAGTTAGGTTAGCAGTGGTCCAACCTTGGTTATAAAGGTTGTACGCATGACTGACATTCATACCAGCCAGAGTTGTGGTAGGTCTGCTATCAACTGCATTAGGGTCGGCTATAGCTCCTTCAAAGTCTCTGATCTTAAGAACAATCGTCTCAGCAGTAACTGTGTTTGCGTCTTCGTCGTAAGTGATACGAATAGGATCACAGTATGGGTGAGTTACAATTAGATAACCATTACCATCGGTAAACTGAGCTTCTACAGTATCAACAACAGGAGCACCGGAAACAGGAGTAAGAGTAACAGTATCTGAAATAGCTCCAGTAGAGAACACTCCAGTTCCTTCTGTATAATAGAAGTAAAGTTTGTTACCTACTTGCATAACAATGACAGTGACGTTACCGTTACCAGACACGTTCTGCCACAGGTACGTATTGATAACTTTGTTATCTTTGTTAATAACCTTAGTGGTGTAGTTAGTTTCTAGATCAAATCCCGGACGACGGTAGACAGAGCCATCGATATCAAATTCTACATCATAGGCTTCTGTACAAGCCTTATCAGGGAAGTTTAATCCAGTGGCTTCTGTGATTACGCCATTTATGAAACTGTTTTCAACAGATACGCCTGCTTGCTGCGGCATTACTTAATCCTACTGAAGTTAGGAAGCTTGTCGAAAGGATGTGCGTTGCTTCCGAACTGGCTTTCAGGAATATTCTCCCTGACTTTCTGGAGATGTCTCCAGTTACGTTTACTCGTCTGTTCAGCTTTGGCGTGTCCCGTCTGCTTCAACTCAGCCCATGCCAGTGACTTAGCTTCATTGAGAAGAAGTGCAAACTGTTGAGGCTGAAGATTAGGAACGAAGTCGTCTGTCTTAGTGAAAGTAGACTTCAGTGGACCGTAGCAAAGAGTCTTAGATGCTTCGAGAGTAGATGACACAGTACTGTCGTAGCCATCGAAGATAAGTGTCACGTCATCGAAAGATGTGTAATACTTAGGTGACCAGTCGTTACGATACATGAACGTGAAGATAAATCCGTTGTTGATGTAATCAAACGATTCGATGTTGCTGTCAGATGGTTTATACTGATGAGTATAGTCCATGAACTGTTCAACGGTCAGATAAGTCATCTGGTCCCACAGAGGATCAACATCACCGTTAAGAATACGGTTATACTTAATCCACTCGATACGGTCGATGTTATCAGGCTTAGTCATAAGGACTGGTTTAGTAACGTCGTTACTTGGGGTGAGATTGAACAACGTCTTATTGATGTTCATATCGCCACGGGTAATGATGTCGTCGTAAACAGTTTTAATGACTTCAACAACCTGTTGAGACTCTACAGTATCATCAATACTGTTAATCTCATCACTATCCATAGAAGACAATATGGATTGTGTTAATTCTAGAAGGGTGTATTTCATAGTGCACTTGCCTGTGTGAATAAGTTATCGATCTGCTGACTCGTCAAGTTTAAGGATTGCCCTACAACTTCAATCATAGGATCATCTCTACTTATCTCTGTTGCGTATTCCCAAGTAATTTTAGTTGCACCTCCAGCTTGATCTACGGCAGATTGCACTTGGTCTAGAAGACCTGCTGCAAGTAAAGCTAACCTAGCTTGTCTGGGAGTTACTGTTATTGGACCTTTTTGGATTTCGTCTACTTTTGGAGGCGTATAAACTCCATTAACTAGAGTCCCTCCTATTGCGTATGTAATGTCTGTTTCTTGGATAGCTGTAGTATCAGGAAACATATTTTCCCAAGAAGAGTCCGCTACCACTCTGTCTATGATGTTACCTGAATTATCTATAATTGAGTATATCATTTTTCCTCAGTAGTGTTCAATAACAAGGATAAGGCCAGACCCGCCAGCACCACCTGTAGCTGCTGTTCCTACGCCGCCTGATCCTCCTGCTCCTATAGTATAAGAATAAGAAGATGCGTAAGGTAAGATTAAGTAGACATACTCTCCAGCGCCTCCGCCTCCTCCTGCGGATTTACTAGAAGAATCTGAAGCGCCTGAGCCACCGCCACCTGTGTTTGCGCTTGATGCGACACCGGACCCATAACCTCCGCGTCCACCTCCTCCAAAATAAGAAGCGGCTCCACTGCCCCCTAGAATTGGGATTCCGGGGTTTCCCGGAGAACCTGCTGAACGTGAATTGGCGGTCCCTGTTCCACCAGAGCCACCTGCGCCAGCAGCACCGTTGGCTCCTCCGTTATCATTATTACCGTAAGAACCTCCTGCTGCGGCAACACTATTAAATGTAGAACTGCCTCCGGAAGTTCCAACTGTACCTAAAGTTGTTCCTGCTCCACCTCCGCCGCCTCCTGCTCCTACCATGTGAACTTCAATCCAAACTACATCGGATGCAGTCGGAGTATAAGTTCCACTTGAAGTAAGACGTTGGGTGGTTGCTGTTTTCTTTTGGGCAGCAACCAAATTATTACGGGCTGTAGTTACATCAGCAACATCAGAAAGGTTATTAGTAGATAAAAGATCACCGCCTCCGGGGATTGCATCCCATATAGGATTGGCGGAAGTTCCTTGGGTCCTCAGGAAGTAACCTGAAGTACCGGGAGTTAGAGCATCCCATGTCGATGCGCCACGGTAAGCAATAGTTCCTTGAGTAGTACCAAGTTGTTTATCGAGGACAGCAGTAATAGTATTGTCACTAGGGGAAGCAGAACTACCAGAGATGTTACTTTTAATGGTAGAGTCAGCAGCAGACGAAAGACTTGCATTTCCGATATTACTCAGTGTGTTAGCTGAACCTGAGATAGTCTTGTTAGTTAACGTAGTAGAAGCAGCGTCTTTAGTTGCATCGCTGGTGTTATCTACGTTACCAAGACCTACGTCTCCTTTAACAATTCCTGTAGGAGAGTTAATCACAGGTGCTGTTAGTGTTTTATTAGTAAGGGTAGCTACAGCAGAATTCTTAGTAGCATCTGATGTATTATCTACATTTCCAAGTCCAACATCTCCTTTAACAATCCCTGTAGGGGTATTAATAGTAGGAGAAGAAAACGTACCACCTGTTACTGTCTTACCAGTGAATGTCAATGCATTTGGAAGACTTACAGTAGGATTGCCGGAGATTCCGTCACCATTAGTGACAGTCACTTCGTTGGCAGTTCCTGTTACAGTTCTAGTTGTAGCCGTGTCAGTAGCAGTTCTTGCGATGATGCCTGTAGTTGACAGACCTTCCAATGCAGCAAGGTCGTTTGCTAAGACAAGAGTTGGGTTTCCTAGAATACCATCTCCATCACTTACTGTAATACCAGAGGCTGGAGCTGTAATTGTCCTAGGTGTAATAGTATCTGCGTCTGTCTTTGCTACCAGACCAGTAGAACTGGAATTAAGACTATCAAGAAGAGCAGAGTGAGGTTGAGTATCTGTTCCAAGGGTTAATCCTAAAGTATCTCTCATAGTAGCCGCGTCTTCGTCATCTACAAGAGTTCTAGCGAATGGGGTGAAATCAGCTACGTCAGCAGTTCCGCTACCAGTGAAATACGGAAGTTTATCAGCATCAGAAACAACTTCAGCTAAAGCATTAAGCTCAGAATCACTTACAGAAATTGTAAAGTTTCCTTTAGCTCCTCCATCTGCAAAAGCTATATTAAGACCGGAGTTCAAAACACGGTCATTTATCATTGTATCACTGTGAGCTGTGACTAAGTAACTTCCATCTATAACCACACCGTTATTAACAGAAGTTATACCATCAACATATTGTCCGTAAGTAACAGGCTCTTGATCAGATGTTGCATCAGGGAGATTGATGATAGGATTGGAGTTCATATCCAACCTAGAATTCATTTGATTTGGCAGACTACCATCTCTACTGATTGTATTTTCAATAGCTTGGGTAATCAGAGTATTGTTGTTGTTGATAGTAGCTACAGCAGTTGTTTCATTCTGAAGACTATTAACTGAAGATAAATTTAATTTAGACATTACGTTTTAACACAGGTCATTAATACAAGACTTACAGGTCTAGTTTCAGAACCACCAGTACTAGCAGTAGTAAAAGTATGGCTGTGATTACTTACCGAAGATGTAGTTCCTGAGTAAGCATGTGTATGTGGATTGCTTTCAGTGCCTGTGCTTCCTGTATTTAACGATGCGGGAACTGTGAAACTAGTTCCAGACGCAACTATAATATTAGCAGCTACACTAGTGATCGCCCCACCGTGACTGTGCGCTACACTTTCATTTCCAGTGGTACCTGAGTATGTGTGACTATGCCCTCCATCTGAAGATGTGCTTCCAGTATGTGTGTGGGATTTAAAGTCATCATCCTGCGTTTGACCAACGCTTGTTGAAGACGTTCGACTTCTTCTGTATCTTCCGGTAGTTGAAAGATCAGGAAGGCGAATAGTCCCTGTATTTAACAACCAAGGTGAAATAACTACAGTAGAGGTTCCAGCAGATGTGGCGTTAGTAGAAAGAGTTATTTGAGTGCTACTATCGATAGATACAATAGTAGTTCCAGAAGGAATGCCAACACCGAATGCATAATACCCTACTCTCATATCTGAGGTAGAGGCTAATGAAGTGATAACAGAGCTGCCACTTGTACGTGTACCTGTTTTCTGAATAGTCATAGTGGCGTAAAGTGCTGCATACGTTGTAGTATTTATGTCACTTCCGTCACATTCTAGCCAGCCTTCTTGAACGACCGGCCAAGCAAAATCGGCGATCATGCCTGTAAATGAAGACGTTCCGACGTTATTCCAACTGCCGCTTCCATTACCGTCAGCGACGTACACTTCACCAAGAGATGCATTTTCGATACCCTTCGGTTCGTGCAACTCTGATCCAGTCATTGTGGCATGAGATATATCAGCCAATTTTAATTTCCTTTCATAAAGAAAAGGGGGCCGAATTACTTAACTAAAAGCATCGGCTTGATTTGATTATACAGAGCAATGGCGTCATTGCCTTGAAGACGCCAACGCCATTGATCTTTCCAATTAGGGTTTGTAGAGGGTCTAAATTGCTTAGCCCCATTGAAATTACTAACTAACCAATCAATTACTTTCTCGGAAGTCATTTTAATTTCAATTACAAATCTTTTCTTACCTCGACCTGCGCTCGATAAAGAAACATGTCCTTCACCGTCTACAAGTCCTGCTAAGTAAGATAAGTTATCCACGAATCCCCAAGTCTATTAGGGCTTCCGGAACTTGACGCGAACCGTGACAACGCCGCTATCGAAAGCAGCAGTGCCATAGTTGGCAGTGAAGTAGCCGGGGTTAGAACCCACAGTCGTACCGACGAGAGCGCCTGCACCAGTCGAACCCTTGTTGATGACATTCTTTTCACCAGTGGTATCGATTGCAGTCTTCGCCATAGCGGCCACAAGGCCGTTATAGTCGATCTCGGTCGAACGGTCATAACGAATAAGACCGATGTCGAGAGTGGCAGAGCCACCCGAAGCGACAGCAGCAGTATCCGTAATAACCTCAACGGTTTCCACCGTGAAGCCAGCAGGCATCACGATGTTGTCGGTGCCATCAACGATAGCAGCCGAAGAGCCGAGGTCCGCGAGGGTGATTTTGAACTCGATCTCACGGGTTTCACCGTTGCTTCGATATTCGCCACCAGCCATCGGGGTCGTCTGGTCAACACCATATTTCTGATAAAGACCAGTATTATCCATCCATGCTTGTACCATTATGTACCTCCTTACGCGACCTGATCGGTGTCGGTGAGGACAACGACGAGGTTTTCTGGGCGGAACACCTGAACACCGTATTCGGTGATGGTCAGGAATTCGGTCTGCTGGAGGTCTTTGTTGAACTCCGAGTAGACGGTTGGCATCTGACGGAACGCAGCAATCCAAGGCAGCGTGTCACCCGGCTCAGCCGAGAAGAACATGTTCGCCACACCAGTGGTGACGGACTTGCCATTGATAGTTTCTGCGATATCGCGCGGCAGATAGTTAGAAACGTAAACGTCCCAACCATAGATGCTGAAACGGAACTGGAATCCCGAAACGAGTCCATCTTTGGTCACGTTACCCCAGTGGGGGATCGGCGACAGCAAACCACTGATTGCGGTGTTGCTCTCAATGGCGTAAGCCACCGAGGGGTCAACAACAGCGATGAGGTTGCGCATAGGAACGTTCGCCTTGCGGAGAGCATACTCTGCGAGCATGAAATCCTTGAAAGCGATGGTTTCATTGGTGCCCGAACCAACCCAACGATGCGAAGCACCATTGATTGCGTTCAGGTTAGATGCGGTTTGAGAGGCATTACCACGGTCGAAGACACGAGCTTCGAACGCTTTCATGAGGGCACGATGCTGCTCTGGAGCAAATGCAGACTGCACTTGCGAAGACCAGAACGAGTCACGCTTGAACTTCTCAGAGATCGAGTTGGCAGAGTATTTGTACTGATCGATCTGGAACGTGAAGTTACCAGTGTCGAACTTACTGTACTTAATAGCCTGACCTTCAGCAAAGTCCGCAGACTCAGCCTGACCCAATCGGGGAATGTTCAGCGTCGTACCATCCGGAAAATCGGTAATCGTCCTAACGAAACGCATGGCGAACAGGTCGTCCTGAAACATCCGGGTAAGCTGATTGCTATAGATGTTTGCGCGGATGAGATGTTCATTGGTTGCGACTGAAAAGCCACTAGCCATAGTTTAGTCTCCTTTGGATGATTAAATTGTAGTCAGACGTTTTTCGAAACCACCGTCGTTAAACTTATCGCCTAACGAAGTAGCGTCCTTAAACATCTGATCTTGGGTTTTCGGATCGAAGTATTCAGCAGGATTAGTCTTCCGCATCTTCTCGTAATAGCTCCAAGTCCGTTTGTTGACTTGTGGTGCGAAGTGATCGCTTCGCGCAGACGATGCAGGAGGGGCTTGGAAGTTTTCACCCTGACGATTGCCGTCGAGTCCAAGGGTTCTGTAAAGAACCTGAGGATGCTTACGAGCAAGGTCATTGACGAAATCTGCCGTCAAACCCAACTGAGATACCTGTTGTTTAAGCGTCTGGGCGTAATTAGGCCCATAGGCTTCTAAAAGCTTGGCCTGAACTGCATTGAAGTTAGCTTCTTCCTTTTCCTGCTGTTTAGTAGCTTGGATTTTGGATTGCACTAATTCTTCAATCTTGCTCAGATCAAGGGCAGCGGACTTGTCTTCCTGTACGAACTGGGTTCTGTCGTCTTCAGACTGCTTCGGGTTCTTAAGTTGGTCTATAAGTTCCTTGAGTGATTGTCCGGCGTTGTACTCTTCGCGCATACGAGTATAGTCCTGACGGAGTTCGTCCTGACTTTTCTTGAAATGCTCGATGTACAAATCTCCTTCCATCTTTCCCTTCGCCATAGCTTTGATAGCAGCCTCGCGGTCACCATCGTATTTAGCTACGTCGAACTTCCCACCGGGTCCGATGAGAGCTTCAAGAGGATCAATGTTGGAGTCAATCTGAATTTGGTCATTCTGATTAGTATCGTCTAAAAGGTTCATATTATACTTTCTGTTCGTGAACTCTGTTCACGCTCTGTTGGTCCAGATTTATTAGATTTTGTATCTTACGAAGCATAGCTCTTTGGCCATTCTTATGCGCCTGCTTATAACTCCAATTAGGATTGTCGTAAGCTTCGGCAGATATCTCAGTCCTATCGAGTTCTGCTTCTTCTTCTGAAAGCAACTGGGAGAGCCTGTCGAGGACAGGTTTTGATCCCCACAGTGTACTTTCAAATCTCTTCTTAACCTCAGGG